GTCACGATCAAACGCATCACAGGGTTATTTTTAGGGGACGATAGTGATTGTCATAACACCTGTCCAAGATAATGTAATAAAAAAGCGATTTCCATGCACCGGTTGCAAGGCTGACGTTTTTGTTGCTTTAGCGATAAACAAAAAAGGAGAAGACAAAACAAATTACGGACATCAGTTATTATCTGACGTAAACGACATTAAGTGCAAAGAGTGCAAGCGATGGAGCACAGAAGGGCAAACATGCAGGTATTGCAACGGTAGATATAGAGGCCGCAAGCGAATGTATTGCAGCGATTTTTGCATGATCGAATATACAAAAGTCAAGGATCATTTCGGAAAGTGCAGAACTTGTGAATGCCCAATTGACTATAGCGTGTGGAAAAAAACACCTAAGCCGTACCGCCAGCACATTTATTGCAGTTACGAATGCGCTGTTAATCACTACGCAAACCAATGCATAGTATGTAATAAAAAGTTTGTGTCTCGAAACAGACGTACTTTTTGTTCTCAACATTGCTGGAAAGCCCGAACAACGCATCGTCAAGTTGGTGCTAAGTGGTTACTGGAGCATTTACAAAAAAAAGAAACTGCTTTGGCTAGGATTTTACCGGAAAACGTGAAAATTATTTGTGGATCAACGACAATTGTTAAAGGAAATATTAAAAAAGAAAACCACTGGCAGCACCGACTTGGCACCGCAGGAGAGTATATGTTTGATGCGTTTTGCTGCCTACAGAATTTAGACGTATTACGTCCAGACTCAAGCACGCTGCCATATATTGATCGAGTTATTTACTCCAATAAAAAAACATACACTGTTCAGATTAAATCAACGCACGAAAGACCACCTGCCCTGTCGGCGGATGAATCACCAAAACCCGATCCTTTCATAAGGATGCCAACAGTTATTAAAAAAGCTATTGAACATGCTGATAAAAATCTGGATTTTGTTGCGGTAATAAACGCAGCAACAAGCGAGGTAATTTTGATCGGATGCAGTGAACATTCAAAATCGTTAAAAATCTCATGCGAGTAACTAAACACTATTGCGACGTGTGCGGCCGAGAAGGACAGACAGAGCAAATGCGGCTGGTCACAGAACGCGAAAGCAGATCGAGCGAAGCACCAAAGCAATGGCTAGACTTTTGCAGCGAGTGCCAAACAGTTGAAAAAGCACGCTGGCAACGATGGAGAGACATGAATGGAAGCACTTAAACAACAAGTAGGCGGTACGCATTACACAAGCCTGGCAATTCAACCGGCTGAATACATCCTAGGCAATGAGCTTGGAAAGTACGAAGGCGACATTGTTAAGTACGTCACCCGCTGGAAGAACAAGGGCGGCATAGAAGACTTAAAAAAAATACAGCAGTGCTGCGATATTCTTATTGAGTTTTATGAACCTAAAAACGATCACGACAAAGTGCTAGCACAGGCGAAAGCCGCAGAAAAGAAGGCCAGGCAGGATGCCCAACAGATCGAAGGAAAAAGGTAGTCGGTATGAACGCGAACTCGTTGACCAGGCGATTGCCAGCGGCATTGATGCCAAACGTGCCTGGGGAAGCAACGGTGAAAGCATCGGCCAGCACGCAGAAGTCGACTGTGTAATTGGCGGTTACAAGGTGCAAGCAAAACGCCGTGGCAAGCTACCAGAGTACCTAAAACCATCAGAACATGTTGACGTTCAAGCTATCCGAGAAGACCACGGAGACACTCAAATTGTGCTTCCATGGTACGATTGGCTTGACCTAGTGAAGGCCGCAAATGGTTAAGATTGGCCGCACAGTTTACAACCGCAGCGATGGCAAGCCAGGAATTGTCACAACAATTGTAGAAAAGGGACACCTAAAAGGACGCCTAAGAATTAAATACCGCGACGGTCATGTGCGTTTTCAATTGCAAAATGACATTAGAACGCGAAAGCCGCCGGTGCCTAAGCTGGATGCTTATATGGACAACCTAACACCTGAACAGCTTGAAAGAGTAAAAAAGACGGCAGAAATGGTTGGCTTACCGTTACGAAAGACAGCCGAGGAAATGGCAGAAGCCGGACTTCTGGGAGTTGAGCGTGAAAAAGGTAGTTCTGATTAAATGGCTCGACGCAGAATCAAGTGCTGAAGAGCGATGGATGCCGCTAGAAGAGGCTTACGAATACGCCACCGAAAAGCTAGAGCTTTGTCGCACAGTCGGTTTCTTAATGGCCGATCGGAATGATCACGTAACAATTGCAACGTCAAACGGTGCCGATGTAATTGGAACGATCTGGAAAATACCAAAGGGAATGATCAAGGAAATGACAGTCATCTATGAGCTTAACGAGTAAGGCAAAAAAACTTGGCCACGGATTAAAACAGCCATTGCTGTTGCGGTTAACCGATAAGCAGCAAAAGGAACTTCTTGACTTACGGGAGCTGTGGCGAACTGGCGATCTGCGGCCGGTGCCGATGAAAGCCTTAGCCGAGCTTGTAAAAAAAGAGTTCGAGCTAAAGACCTTAAATTCCCAAACACTTGAGCGGTTTCTTAATGAGCCTGTCGAGTAAAGCTGCAACGCAAGCGGTCAAGGACGACCTGGCTGCAAAGGATGCCCGCATTGAGCAGCTAGAGCAACAGCTAAAAGATGCCCGCAAAGCAAAGCACACTCTGCCCGCAGGCAAAAAACGCAAAAGCAGTAAAACGGACTTCATAAGGCTGATCGTTCCCGACACGCATGGTTGTCATATAGATAAAAAATGGGCGGCAGCTTTATTTGGCGACATCGAGCAGCTCGACATTAAAGAAGTGGTACACCTTGGCGATGCGTTGGAGTGCGGCAGCTTTTTGGCCCAGCATCACACGCTCGGTTACGTGTCCCAAGTATCGGACAAGCATTACACGTTTGAAGATGACGTCGCAGCAACCAACGGTCTATTCGACAAGTTGCAAGAGCTTTGCCCAGGTGCAGAGTTTCATTACATGGAAGGCAACCACGAACACAGGATTCAAAAGTATTGCGTCACAACAGCCAAAAGAAGCGGCACAGCGTACCCGCAAAAAGAAGCCGAAGCACTCATGAGGATTTACGCACCAGAACACGTGTTGCACTTAGAAAGACGCGGCATCAACTTCTACCAACAAGGTAGGCTTTACATGGGCCTTCCATTGATGGCAATGATCAAGCTTGGCAAGTGTCATTTTGTGCATGGAATCAGCACATCGCAGAACGCAGCAAAAGCACATTTAGACAAGGTTGGCGGTAACGTGGTTTATGGTCACACCCATCGAATGGACAGCTACCACTCAAAAACAGTTGCCAATGGCGGCATTGGTGCTTGGTCGCCTGGTTGTGGTTGTGTGCTTCAACCGCTTTGGATGAACCAAAACCCTACAACATGGACTCAAGGTTTTGGGTTACAAATGGTCGCATCAGATGGGTCATTTCTTCATATCAACGTGCCAGTATCTAAGGGCAAAAGCTACCTAACATTACTCACGGAGAAACTCAATTGAGCACTGTCCAAATTGCAGCCGTTGCAGGCATTGTTTTATTTATGGTGTGGAAAGCAGCACCGTGGCAATATCTCGGCAAGCTTAAAAAGCACAAAGACCCACTAGAGACAACGCTGCGAACGTGTGCGCCGTTGTGCGAGAGTCAAGAAGACTTCAAAGCATGGAAAAGGATGATCGACCTTGCGAGCAAGTGACTGGCTGCTAACTATTTTGATCCTTGCGTTAGTGTTTGGCGGTGGCAAAGTGCTGACCGATCCAACGCTGGCGGTTGTCGTGTATGAGTCGAGCGAAGACCAGCCAGAGCCTTACGTGATCGGCGGCCTACAGCAACTCGACATCGAAAGCAGAATCATCGACCAACACGTTGTGACAGGTGACGGTTTGACGCCAAGCTACCTACAGCCAGCGATCGCAGCAGCACAGGAGAACGGTCTGCCCGCAATGGTTGTTCTGTCGCGTTTAAAAGTATTGACGGCTGTGGACCTTCCAGGCAGCTCAAAGGAAATTGTCGATGTCGTCGAGTGAATTTGACAAGATCGAGCGGTTGCTAAAAGACGCCGGCTTGCAAGACGAAGAGTGTGGCGAAATAGAAAAACGTATCGGCATGGAGCCGCCAGGCATCGGTGCAAGCGACAGCCAGGTAATCAAGTTTGAGCAGGCGATAAATGATCGACCAAAAGCAAATTGATGTAGAGTTTAGCT